GAAGTGATCCGCGGCAAGGCTGAGGCCCACAAGCGGGAAGTTGAGTTGCGCCGTCAAATTAACCCTACGCTGAATACGGATGTTCGTGGGGACTGATTGACTGAATGACTGATTGATCGTATAATAGACACATACACTAACAAGGAGCGACAAATGTTTAGTTCAACAGCACAGGCAGAGTTCAAATGCCTGCTCAAGACCTTCTCCACTGCCAAACGAGCAGAGTACGGCGATTATGCCTACGCCAGCGGTTACTTTGAAAGCCTAGCGGCAGACATGTTTAGATGCTTGAGCAAGGCAGATCAAAAGCTGTTTGCTCGTGCAATGGCAATAGAAGTTGAGAAAACAAAGGTGGCAATATGAAGCAAGACTACACCATGTACATATACAAACGGGATGCTCGTTGCAAGCGAGGCGAGCGCCTGTTCTCAACCACAGTGTGGGTGGCACGCACTGCGGAAGGCATGCGTAACGAGTGCAACGGACTCTACTGGCTGTACCCTGCAACCAAGGGCTGGCGCTTTGAGTACTTTCCCACAATGAAGACTGTGAAGAACTTGATGAGCGGGAAGGATGTTGAGATAGCACACGACACGCCTAGAAGCTGTGACCCTTCAAGCGAACTCTACTGGAGCATGTGATGATCAAATGGGAATGCCAGATGTTCTACAAGGACCAGCTGTACTCAGGACACTATTGGGGTGACGAGCTCAGCTTGGCCCGTGCCCGACGCAAGGTTGTGGAACTGCAACGTATGCATCCACCAATGCGATTTGTATTGACAGATTGGCAAAAAGGCAGTATAATTGACTTAGGCAAACACACAAAGGAATTGGTATGACTAGACACTACGAAGAACTGGCTGTATACGAGCGTGAAGGCTACGAGATCATCGTGGACAAAACCTGGGAAGATATCAGTGTTGCAGACTGCTTTGATGACACTCAGTTTGACATTGCAGAGATCAATCACAACATCGAACACGGCCATTTGGATTGGTTCGTGTTGCGGGTGCGTGTTCTAGTCGAAGGGCTTGAACTGGACTCAGAGTACTTGGGCGGCCTGCTCTACGAAGATGCTAGAGAGTGTCTTACAGACGGAACAGCAGAGGATCTTATTACACAGAGCCTAGACAATGCTAAACAGCAGGTGTACAGGCTCTACAGGAAGTTCCAGGACTTGAGCTGGGAACTAGATGCTGCAGGAGTTGACAGGACTACAGTTTGAAGCTATAATAGACACTTACACTAACTAGGAGCGCGAATGATTACAGCAGACACAATAAAGGTACTTGCCTCGTATAGCCCACAGTACCTGACTAAGGCCGCACAGCTTGCAGGCTACAAGGGCGCAAACTTCACAGCCTGTAAGTTCTTGGGCATCACTAACGGCGGACAGTTCTGCTACACAGCAGTCTTTCCAGTCAAGGGCGGAACAGATAGTACTAAAGTGTTTCTCAGCTATGACCACGATGAGGATAGGGTTATTGCTGACTACCAGTTGACAGAACTGGCATAAGCTGTTATAATTGATACTTACACAAACACATTAGGAGCGACAAATGGGAACACGAAGCACAATTGCGCTAGAGTACGCAGACGGCACAGTAGAACAAGTCTACTGCCACTGGGACGGCTATTTGGCACACAACGGGCAGATCTTGCAGAAGCACTACATCAATCCTTTCGTACTGCGTGACTTGATCGACATGGGCGACATTAGCTCACTGGGCAAGATTGTAGGCACTAAGCACCCCTTCAGCCCATTCGAAGGCGAGACACAGAAAGCACAGTACGAAGCGGCTCAGGCACAGGGTGCAACTACATTCTACGGACGTGATCGTGGCGAGACAGGTACGAGTGCCAGAAAGTTCAAAGACTACGAACACTTTTTGATCGATGGTCAATGGGAAGAATACGACTACATCCTGCGCAATGACAACGGTGTAGCTGTTTGGTTTGTATCCGATCACGACGGAGACTTTGTTACACTGGAGTCAGCTATTATGGACGAACAAGATCGTATTGCACAAGAGGAGACAGCAGAATGAGCACGATGAAAGACTTGGCCTACGACATTGAGCAACTGTACATTGAGGGCTTCAACAGTCGTGCAATCGCGGCTGAACTGGAGTGCCCCATAGAGATTGTATTGGGTGCGCTGGCAGAGATGAGCGTTGAGGATGTGGCAGATGTGCCACAGTATGAAGAGTACAGTCCCTACCTTGGTTGACACCTTGGGCTTTCTTTGCTATAATAGATACTTACTAACACACAGGAGCGGACAAAATGGCTACACTAATTGAGATTACAGAAGGCGCATACGGTGCTCGCAAGAACATGATCTATCCAGGCATCCGCCTGCAGATGGTCAAAGACTTTGACGGCGAATGCATTACTTGCCTTGCAGGCGATGAGATTGAAGGTGGTCGCAACCCCTACAAGAAGATCCGTGTCAAGGTTGCAGGCATTGGTGCCTATCGTGTGGTGTCGCACATTGACGAAGCGCCTGTAGGTGACAAGAGCCTGGTTCAGCTCAAGATAGCTGATACGGCTGTAGCACATATCACGGACGAAGAGCTGATTGAGAAAACTCGTGCTCGCTTCCAAGTACTTACAGACATGACCAAGGCTGTGAAGGCTGGTGATGTACGTGCTATGATTGTGACAGGCCCTCCAGGCGTAGGCAAATCGTTTGGCGTAGAAGAAGTGCTGACTAAGGATGACTTGTTCAATACGCTGGGCGAGCGCAAGCCACGCTACGAGATCGTGAAAGGTGCTATGAGTGCCATTGGCCTGTACAGCAAGCTCTACGAGTTCTCAAGCGAGAAGAATGTTATTGTGTTTGATGACTGCGACAGTGTATTGTTGGACGACTTGAGCTTGAACATTCTGAAGGCAGCTTTGGACAGTTCCAAGAAGCGTACCATCAGCTGGAACACTGACAGCCGCATCTTGCGTTCAGAAGGCATCCCAGATCGCTTCGAGTTCAAAGCAGGTGCGATCTTTATCACCAACATCAAGTTTGAGAACGTGCGCTCTAAGAAGCTACAGGATCACCTTGCCGCTCTTGAGAGCCGTTGCCACTACATTGATCTGCAGATGGACACAGACCGTGAGAAGGTTCTGCGTATCAAGCAGATCGTTGCAGACGGTATGTTGGACGAGTACGAGCTCAGCGATGTGGCCAAGATTGATGTTGTGGACTTTGTTGCCAACAACAGGGCTAAACTGCGCGAGCTGAGCCTGCGTACGGTGCTGAAGGTTGCACAATTGCGCAAGGCGTTTGCCGACAACTGGGAAGCAATGGCTGAAGTTACTGTGATGAAGCGTTCATAATATGAGTGCAATTATTACAGAGTGCCAGTGGATTGGTTCGGAGCAGACAGAGGCTCCGTTCCACTCCTGTGGTAAGAAGGTGTTCCCGGGCAAGAGCTACTGTGAAGATCACGTGTGGCTGGTCTACAAGAAGAACACCAACAAGGGCAACAAACGCAAGATCAGTGAGATCGAGAAAGAGTTGGCTGAGATTAAACGTATTGAGGAAGTTGAGGAGATCATAAATGCTTAAAATTATTGTAATCATTGCCCTAGTCATCTTCCTGTTGGCTATTGGGCCGTTCCTAGTCATTTGGAGTTGGAATGTGTTGTTTGGTTCTGCCTTGATGATTGCGTATACGTTGGAGACCTGGGCCGCCGTGGTTCTGTTAGGAGCCTTCCTTCGAGCTAACGTAACCGTAAAACGGTAACATTGATCATTGCTCTTAACCAATCAAGACACTATACTAGTAACACGCTGTTAAGAAACAGCTCTAACAAAGGAAACTTAAAAATGAAAAGATTCAATCCAGAAACCAAGACTTTCAAGGTCTTCACAGCATTGTACAACGGTCAATCGTTGACAGCAAGCAAAGCCAAGCACGACTTGGGCGTTGGCAACTTGAGCGCAGAAGTTAGCCGCATCAAGCAGAACGGTTATGCTGTATACAGCAACACCCGCAAGGCAGGTAACGGCGTGACTGTTACTGAGTACGCGATGGGCAAGCCATCACGTGAGATCGTTGCTCTAGGCTACAAGGCTCAAGCAATGGGCATCACGCTCTAAAGCAGTTTCAAAGACAAGCCGATTCGCTCCCGGGGCGTCTTTGGGAGTGTTGTGTAAAAGCAACACTCCTTTCTCTTGACCGGCGCTTCAGCCTGGTTGACTGTTTGGCTAAAAGGCTATATAATAGACACATACAGCAACTAAACGGAGAGCACAATGCAATTCACAGCCGAGCAGGTTTGGGGACTAGCAGTAGAAGCTGATCGTATCAACGATGGCTACTTGAAAGAAGATCTGTGGGATACAGCTGAAGCTGGCGTTAGAGTCAAGACTGCCAACAAGGTCATGGTCAAGCAATGGCTCCGAGAAGAGCGTCAACCCAGTGCTGAAGATGCTGAAAAGGGTCGCGAGTACCGCACGTTCTTCAACACCTACACGCTGAAAGCTCTTATGGGCAACCTCAGCGACTTTGATCGTCAGGCTCTGCGTATTGCACAGATGGATGAGTTCACCGGCAAGAACATGCTGGAGTTTGCCATCATATCATGCTTGCCCAGCTCAGCACGTCGTGAACAAGAGCGTACAGAGCTCAAGAGAGAACTGTTCACATCAGTCCAGCTCAACGGCGAGATAGGAGATGTCATACGTGGGGACATAGAAGTCATTGGCTGTTCGTTCTCGCAGATGTACAACAAGTTCAAGGTCAAGGCTCGCATGGGTGAAGCGTTCGTGGACTTTTGGTTTGGCAAGAGCTTTGACAAGGGTGCCACTGTTACAGTACAGGGCAAGATCAAAGCGGTGCGTGGCGATAAAACAACACAGCTGAACTTTGTGAAAATTAAGGGTTGACAAAGACAGAGGTTGGTGTTATACTATTAACACTGAGAGATTGATAGTTAGTTTAACTTTTTATAAAGCGAGGTCTTAAAAATGGCAAAGTCAACAGATATTAGCGTTCGCCAAGTTGGTCCAAAAGCCGCAAAGCGTTCCATCCGCAAGGCGATTCAAACCCGCCGCCCAGTGTTCCTGTGGGGTCCTCCAGGAATTGGCAAGTCAGACATTGTCAAGCAGATTGGTCAGGACGCAGGTCGTGAGGTCATTGACGTTCGACTGGCCCTATGGGAACCTACAGACATCAAAGGTATCCCTTATTACAATGCCGAGAAGGGCACAATGGTTTGGGCTCCCCCAAGCGAACTGCCTATGGATCCAGAGTCAACCGCAATCATCTTCTTAGACGAGTTGAACTCCGCTCCTCCGGCAGTACAGGCCGCAGCCTATCAGTTGATTCTGAATCGTCGTGTTGGTACCTACGCTCTGCCTAAGGGTGTAGACATTGTGGCCGCTGGTAACAGAGAAGGCGATCGTGGCGTTACCTATCGTATGCCTGCTCCGCTGGCTAACCGTTTCATTCACTTGGAAATGAAGATCGACTTCGATGACTTCCAGGAATGGGCTGTGATGAATGCCGTGCATCCTGAGGTTGTAGGCTATGTGGGCTTTGCCAAGCAGGACCTGTACGACTTTGATCCCAAGTCGCCCAGCAAGGCCTTTGCTACTCCACGCTCGTGGGTGTTCGTAAGCGACCTGCTCAAAGACGACGACTGCGACATTGACACCTTGCACAACTTGATCGCGGGTGCCGTAGGTGATGGCTTGGCTGTTAAGTTTATGGCTCACCGCAAGATTGCAGGACGCTTGCCCAAGGCAGAAGACATCCTCAGCGGTAAGGTCAAGGACTTGAGCATTAAGGAAGTGTCAGCAATGTATTCTTTGACTGTGAGCCTGTGCTATGAGCTTAAGGATCAAGCAGAGAAGAAGAGCAAGACTTTTGACTCGCAGGCAGACAACTTCTTCCGCTATATGATGGATAATTTCCCAACCGAGCTTGTGGTGATGGGTGCCAAGACAGGATTGACAAATTACAACCTGCCTTTGGATGCAACAAAGATGAAGAGCTTTGACGAGTTCCACAAGCGTTTTGGCAAGTATGTTTTGAGTGCAATGGAGAATTAAGACCTCGCCCGTTGCAAGGGCGGGCAGTTTCTCAGGGCTGGCCCGCCCAACTATAAGAGTGCCGGGGTGTTGTGTAAATACAACGCCCCGTCCAGTTGACAACATTGTGGTTTGGTGCTATAATAAACACATACTAAGGAGCTCGACACATGGATCCAATCATCGATAAACTAACCACAGCCCGTGTGGGACTGTTACTCAAAGCGCCATTCTTTGGCAATATGGCCACTCGTATGCAATTGATTCAAGCAGACGAATGGTGTCCTACTGCCGCTACCAACGGTAGAAACTTCTATTACAATACCAAGTTCGTGCAGAAGCTCTCAGTCAAGAAGCTGGAGTTCCTATTTGGACACGAGATTTGCCATTGTGTGTTTGATCACTTTGGTCGCGTAGGTTCACGTGATCGCCAGCTCAGCAACATTGCACAAGACTATGCCGTTAACCAAATACTGGTAGACGAACGCATTGGTGAGAAGATCACTGAAGTAAAGATCTGCTACGATGCCAAATACCGCGGTATGGCCTGGGAAGAGATCTATGACGAGCTTTACGAGAAAGCAGAGAAGATCAGTATGCCTGACCTGCTGAAGCAATTAGGCGACCTGTTGGACGAGCACATCAACGAAGACGGTTCAGGTCCTGGCAAAGAAGGCAAGGATGGCGACAAAGATGGCAAGGGCGGCATTCCCGGTATGACCAAGGAAGAAGCACAACAGATCCGCGATGAGATCAAAGAAGCCATGATCCAAAGTGCCGCGGCCGCAGGTGCAGGCAAGACTCCTGCAGGCATCCAGCGCCTGATCAAGGATATGACTGAGCCCAAGATTAGCTGGCGCGATCTTGTGCGTCAAGAGATCCAAAGCATCATACGCAATGATTATACCTTT